GTTTCTATGAAGAATGGTGTTTTAATTGGACCTCAAATGGACATGGGCGACCCTGCAAAAATGGCTTGGTGGTTAGCTGGTAAAGGTACGCCAATATCTTTAAGTAAAATTAAGAGAGCAGCACAAGATGAAGATTATGGTTGGGAAGATGTAGCGAGTCAAACAATGTTTGGAAGTATAGGATTTCCAACTTATGGAAGTAAAAATTAATTAAATAGGAGAGGATTATGAATCCAAACGAGCAAAGAGTTAACGAGTTACAGGCACAAATAGCAACAGCACAAGCAGAAATTGCACAGATTAAAGCAACAGATGCAATGACTAAAGCAGAAGGTATGCACGAAATGCCAGATGGCACAATGATGAAAGATAGTGATATGGCAGATAGTGGTTCTGATACTCTTATGAATAGAAATACTGCTGCTGCAATTGCAGCTTATGAAGCTGACAATGTTGAAGAAACTAATGAAATTTTTCCAGTAGCAGATAGAGGTCTTGAAGGTGAAAGAGATGCTGATGGTAATTTTAGTTCTTTACCTACAATTAAAATCAGTGGTCCAAATTCTGATATTGATGTAGATAACAAAACAGATGCAGAATCAAAGAAGATGAGAAGAACAAGTAATAAAGATGTTACATTTTTTGAAGCCAACCCCGACATGGAAAGAGATGGTGGAAGAGCCTCTGCTGAATCAGTAGAACCTTCTGAAAGAACTATGGGTATGACTCAAGATGAAGGCGGTACAAGTAGTGTTGATGAAAAAGATGACTTCTGGAAAACTGAAGAAGGTTATAATAAAGCTATAGAAATGTATGGTAGTGCGCCAGCATGGGTTAAAGAACCTACTATGATATTCAACCCAACAACACAGAAGTATGAAAAAATTAAAGAAGAAGATAAAGAACAGTATGAAGATATGGGTATTTCTGATGCTAACAAACGGTTGTTTGGCTAGTAATATGGGCATGATGACAAAAGATGATGTAGAAAATCCTCAACTTAAAGAAGTTAGGGCATCACTACTTAGAGCAGGGTTTGAACCAGATGAAATCCCTGCTTTACTAGGTAACATAGATGTAGAAACTGGTGGTAGTTTTGATTTTCAACAGATAGAAGATACTACTAGAGCTAATAAAGGTTATGGTTTATTTCAATTTACTGATGGACATTTGACAGGTTACAATAACTATTTAAAAAATACAAATCAAACAGATAGCATAGACTCACAGACTAAGTTTGTTTACGCTAACATCTATGACAAAAATCCACCCTATGAAATAGGTGCGGGTAATCAAACTAAAATTAAAAAGGCATTTGATGATGGTAGTTTTTCTGATAAATCAGATGTGTTTGCTAGATGGTATGAGCGATTTTTAAACTCAGAAGATGATGAAACTATAGTACCAGGAATGTTAAGGGGTCGTTGGTATGACGAATATTTAGATAAGTTTGATAAATATATACCTAATAGCCAGAACCCATCATACAATGAAAGAATAAAAAGGGCTAGAAAGTACGATTAGATACCTGTTTGTTGGCACAAGTACAGGTGGACTTGCCAAAAAGGGAATATTATAACCCTCGCCTTTGATTGTACATACCCGAATCAAATCAGTTTTAACAACACACTATACCTTCATAACTATGGGGGCAGTATAGTGTCCACGATGTACTCATGGTGAGAAATCCCCCCGAAAACTAAGTAACTGGTAGTCTTAATTTATCCCTATCTAAATTAGCAACGGATAGTTCTCCGTTCAAAGCAAATATCTTTAACAAAGAAGAGCGACTAATTCCATATCTCTCTGCCTTTGCATCTATAAATTTTAAATCTCTTTTATTAATCTTTAGATTAATCTGTTCTGTAGCTTCGTTCATTAGTTATATCTCTATTCAAAATTAGAATTATACACTGGTAAATAGAATATATTTAATTTATAATTTACAAACTCCATCTTCACAATCATCATCACTTACAGCAGATACAATGTATTCATTTTGACTGTACTTTTTTTGTACATTTGAGGTAAGGGTTAACAAATTACCATGACTAAATTGTTGGAATAAATTTTCATAACTTCGTATCTCACATCTTTTTAAATATTTCTTATAAGCCTCATCAAACTTAAGACTTAATACTGTGGCTCTTCTTGCGTAATCTATTGCCAATGCTTCACATAATTCTACCCTCGTCATTTTTTAATATCTCCTTTTGTTTGTATAATATATGTGGGTCTTTACTGTAAATCTTTCGAGCAAAAATCTCCACAACTTGTTTATCGTCCACGAAAAAAACAGAATTTAGACTGTCTAGTATTGCCTTAATGTAGTTATCAATGTCAGCATTGTTAGTACAGTAAGTGTTATGGCACTCTTCTCTCTTCTTCTTTGACCATGACTTAGGTATCTCTACCATAAAGTCTATTGAAACACAGACTAGAGATTCACAGGGAGTCGTATCCAACTCACTTGTTAGTGCTTCCATATCTGTTTTAAACTTAGTGTACTTCTTTGGGTAGTATGTAGACCACCTACTTACCCGAGGTCTTGCAGCAGGTACAGGACTTATATCAAAACGATGTGATGTTGTATTGATATCCAAAATCATCTTGTATGTGTGCTTCAAGTTTGTTAACTGCTAGTGTTAACATAAATCTTATTTCCATATCTCTTGGTGTATCTTCTTCTCTTGCTAATTCCAGTGCATCTTTAAGACTAATAAGAATTTCATCTAGTTCATCTGTCATACTGAGTTACCAATCTATAGTCATCATTGTGAGGTAGTTTTATGCCCTGTTCTCCAGCCAACATATCTATTTCACAGATGTAATCTATAAATTCATTGATTTTTAATTCGGTTGTTGATGGTATCTGTTGGATTGTCTTGCCCTTCTTAGTTGTAAAAGATATTTTAATTAGAAACATATCAGCTAAGATAAGGTGCATTTCTTGTTTACTATAACCGATACTCTTAGACATGATATCTACCCAACACCAATACAATCTATTTTGAGCGTCTGTTCTCTTGGTCTTACCAATTGAAATGGTTGCTTCTGTGGTAGTTGGATTCTCTAAAAAATAATCTTGTACTAAAGTTTTAAAGATTGCTTCTTTAGGTTTATCTCTATGAATACTTCTACTTGTCATTGTACCTCATCATCCATAAGAGTAGTTATTAATTTATCAATATAAAACCTACTCTTTCTAAGGTCGTCAATTTGCCCCTCACCTTTATGTTTATGGTTATGTCTACATAAATATTTCATAGCCGAGGCAGTAAGATAGTCCATCTTTTGGTCAATGATAAAATCAATAACCTCAATCTTACCTTGCGTGTAGTGTGAGGGGTTGTTTATAATGTCTTGCTCTCTATCCACCAACCCATCCCATAACTAATGCTAGGACTACGATACCTAGAAAGATTGTTAGACTTCTATTCTTTAAAACTTTATCTACTAACTCTTTTATTTCTTCCATCTGCTTCTCCTCTTATTAAAGTACCCTCTATTTTAGCTTAATCAAACCTTCTCGGTGAAGTATTTTTTGTGTACATATTACCGCCCTCAAGATTTGCAACTCTAACCACTCGTTTTCTAATGGTGGGTCAAGATGTTTACGACCATCATATATGTCATGGCAATTAAGACAAGCGTACATTCCAAACAGGTCTGCTTGTTTCCTTGCCATGCCTCCACCATTCATATGTGCAAAAATTACGGTTTCATTATCGGGCATACACCCATGTAATCTAACTTGGCAAGGCTTACCCCTTGCTGATTGTGTGATTTTACTCATCTTTTTCATCCTTTAAATTGCTTGTGCCAAATTCGTATATCTTATCTTTGTATGCAACACGACCTTCAACACCATCATTGTCAAACTCCCATGAAGTAACATCAATAAATGCTTCACCAATCATATTCAAATAAAATTTAGCATCTTCTCGCCACCTATCATCACACTCGTCATCTTTAGTTTGTTCTTTTAATACATCAATGATGATTCTTAATACTTCACTATCCATTTCTTGCTGATTCATATACTACTCCTTATTATAAATGTTTATTTCTTCGTCTGAGAATTTAGAATACTGACCCTCAAACTTACATTTGACCCAGCCAATCTGACCCATTCTGTTCTTTGCTACTATAATTTCTGCCAATCCTTTATCCTCTGACTCTTCTTTAGTATAGTATTCATCACGATACACCATAATAATACAGTCAGCATCTTGCTCAATCTCACCAGAAGAGCGTAGGTCGCTCATAAGAGGGCGTTTGTTTTCCCTCTGCTCTACTCCCCTACTTAACTGAGATAGTAGAATTATAGGTATGTCTA